TCTACCATCTTGTGTAGTTTGTCCAGCAAATAAATCAGATAAATCAGATGAAACTGAACTATTTGTTACTCCTTGTGCTGTTTCAAAACTTTCTAATGAATCTAATCTACCATTTTGCTGACCTTGTTCGTATGAAACATTATCTAATGTAGAATAAATATCAGAAATATCAGATGAATTATTTGAGATATTGGTTTCGTTAGTAGCAACTCTACCTTCTAATGCAGTATATCCTTGTGCAGATGTAATATCTACTTGAGTTGAACCAGAGATAGAACCTGCAGGTAATAATGATTTAATTTGAGATGAACCAGAAACGATTCCCGTTCCACCTGTGTTTGCAGTTGCTTTAACTTCAACGTTTCCACCTTTGTTCAAGATGTATAACTTTTCAGTTGCAGTGTTATAAAATGGAATACCATCGATTGAGGTATCATAAGATGCACCAGATAAATCTGGGTTAGCCGAACCTTGTAATACTTTGTTAGCTGGGGTTGCAGTAGAACCATCTACACCAACGAAAAGAATTGAATCTCCGTTTGTGGCTGTAATTCCTGTTGAACCCGTAACAACTAACAATTCACCAGCTCTTTTGGTTGCACCTGAAATAGATTCTAGCGAACCACGTCTGTGTTTAATTATTTGTGCCATTGTTTTGTTTTTCCTTGTTTTGTTTAGTTAAATTTTTGGATTTTTGAAAACCTTTATTTTTTTGTTAAAACAGGACATTTGCCTAATAATAAATGCTATTTAGCATTGTTTTCGTATATAAGTATGAAAATCTTAAATATTTCCGCCGTCAATTGTAACTTTTTGAACACCTTCTATGAAATGAAGTGAACCAGTATCTAACATCATAGTAGTAACCCCATTTGAGAATGAACTTACCAAACCATCAGATGCTGAGATTGAATGTGGATTATCTGTAAAAGTATAATCATTCCATACCACCATATCGGTGAAGGAATTTATAAAATCGGCATACATAATATCTGCCTGATATAATCGGTTAGTATCAACTACTAATACAATTTGTCCTTGTGAGAATGCAGATACAGATGTTGATGTTAAATCTGTGAACGATGGGTATGTTCTAAATAAACCACCAACTTCATAAGGTGATTTAACATATATAGATGCCGTTGCATTGGTAATATCTAATGCAAGAGTTGAACCCGATAATTGGATTTTAGCTGCGATTCCATCAACTGAACCACTTAGTAAGTTAATACCACTACTTTCAGCAACAACACCTCTTAATCTACTACCATCACCTATAAAGGCAGTAGCATACATTTCACCCGTTACATAGGATGAACCGGATACAATATGATCACCAATGGTTGTTTGAGATCCGGATACGGCGAAATCACCAGTAATTACCGAAGCAGTTACAACCCCTTGAATCTGTTTACTTTGAATAAGTGTAGCCATAATTATCTACCCACTATCTTTCCTTTTATTATGAAATCATTTGCAACAATTTCATTTGGTGCTAAAGTAATCGTTTCATTAAAAATGATTACAATGTTTGTTTCCTCCAATATAACGGAATATAAGTTTGAAGGTTTTTTAATACCTTGCAAATATACATCGGTGTAATCTTTTAAATTATCTACCTTTATATCTTCAAAAACGAATTTTTTATTTACCAACGTTAATGTAAACAAATTCCCATTCAACGAAATTGAATCGGGTATTAACGAATAAATTTGAGAATCACCTATTACTTCTAATACTAAATTTTTAAATCGTTGTTTGTCATTAAAAGAAGTTACGATATTTGGTTTATTTTTCATTATACTTTTTCCAAATCTCCCTCTAATTTAATGTCATCATTTATTGATAAATCATATGCGTGAGCAAAGTTAGCTTTTCTAAATTTTATATGAAAATCTTTACCAGATTGCTCAAACAAATAATCTTTTTCTAAAATATACTGCCCGTTTATAAATATATCGAAACGTGCGTGTTCATCTCGTAATGGCCGTAAAATTAAATTTAAATTTTTCATTCTTGCATTTTCAACTTTCCATATCCAATATAATGGATGTGACATATTGTGTGCAACCAATTTAAATTCATTTGGTTCATGTACTTGCTTCAATATTTTATTTAATTCCTTAATCATAATTCAATAAATTTACCAGTTACACCAATTTCATCGGTAATTTCTAAAATATAACCCAAATCAGTTGTATTAACTTCAAATGTAATTTCACTCAAACTATAATCAAATGAATAAGTGTATTTAGATGCTGGAACATATACACCATTCACATAAACTCTAAACCAATCATCCTCATTAAAACTTCCACGTAATTCCGGTGGTAATTTTGGTAATTCTACATTTTGTAATTTAAATGTATTAGTATCAACGAATACCGCTTGAACTGAACCTCTGATTGTCATAAAATCAATTACATCCGAATATTCATTATACAATTTTGTAGTAGATTGTGAATTACCAGTTAAATCAGTTTCCACTCCCCATACTACCTTCTTTGGTGAAAGAGTTTTAATTGTTGTTGGTTGATTATCAAATTTTTCAGGTAATAAATATGCATTTACTGCCATTGTGAAATTTGTGCGAACCATTCTTTGAGAACCTTCACCAACTTCTGCAGTTGTATCAAACGAATCAATTCTTACTCTAAATTTAAAACCACTTTTATCACCCCAATACTCATCCGTTGCATATTGAAAAGCTTCCACAATTTTATTCATATGTTCTGTGAAATCTGTCCAAATAATACACTCATAACTAACCGTCACATAATCGGGCATCGTTACGTTATATTGTTCAATTGGTCTTTGAGTTCCTACCATTTGAGAAAACAAATCATATCTATGTTTTTTCGAATATTTAGTCACCGTTGGGTAAAAAACATTACGATTCATTGTAGATGTCATTGAATCATCTCTTGAAATGGAATTTCGTTTAAACATAATAAGAGGAATTTGAATTACCCCTTGTTTATCTCTTAAATATCCATCTTGTTGAACTGCTTTCCAACGTTCTGGGTTTCCATACATTACAGGTACTTTAATCTTTTCACCCATTGCTTCAACCGTTGGCACGACAGTATCTATCATATGTTCCGCAATGGCCATATCAATATCATACAACTTAACCCCTCTTTGATTTTTGGGTTCGGTTTTTAGCTGTGTTCCTCTGTTTAAAGGTTTTTTAAATGGGTCTGTGCTCATTATCTTACTCTATCCTCTATTTGAACTTGTGAACGTCTTACTATATGACAAATTGCAATTAATTGCATTCTTGTATCTTCAAATTCATCAGTTTCTTTATTATACATTTTAGGTGAACCCCCTACCAATTGATGTTGTCTGACATTATCGACTTCAAAGTATGTATCATCGAATAATATTACATCACCAATTTCAGGATAACCATATAATGAATTTTGTATTGCATCTACGGGAACAAACGTTCCGTTTACATCTCTAACTAATGGTAAAGTTTCAGTTCTCAAACGATGTCTCATGAAACGGAATTCTACTGCTTGAGTAGCATCCGGCCCAAATCCTTCATAACTAACATTTTTAGGTTCTCTATCTACAATTGCTCGTAAATTAGCAGGTGCATGCCACACTTTACCTAATGATTCTCCATATAAATTGGTTTTTGTTTCACCAACTGATACTTTGAATAAGGTGATGGTTTGTTCTACCACATAATCAACCACCTCTTCGGCGATTGTTTTGATAAAATTCAAATCTCTTGCGTTAAAAAACTTTGGCATATATTATTCCTTTTAACCTATGTAAATAGCCAATGGCACTTTACCAATTATCTTTTGTTGTTGATCAACTATATTTGCTTCGTTCTCAATTCTAGTCTTTCTACTTACTTCTTCTAAATTTTCTCTCAATTGAGTCATCAACGTATCTTTTTCAGTTATTGCTTCTGCTCGTAATGCTGCTCCATCCAATGAAACTTCCGAACCAGGAATTGGAACTTGAGAATATTTCTCTCTGATTGCACCTAACATTTCTTTTGCAAGTGCTAATGTGTATTTTCTAATCCATTGTTTACCAACATCATTGATATTTGAATATTGTGTAAAATCATATCCAATATTTGAATAATCTGATACAACATTTGGAGTAATTATCGCAGATGCTGCAGTAAATTCATTATCAACTATGTATTCAAACCATAATTTATCATTATGAGTTGGTTTTGGAAAAATTTGTATTTTATTATTTACTATATTGAATGTAAATGCAGATTTACGGAATTGGTCATTAAATTCAATTGCTTGAATTCTTAACATATCCTCATAAATTGGCATTAATATAAATTGTGCTGCTGGGGAGAATGAACCAAATCCAAATTCATCAATTAAGTTTAATGTTCCTTGGCCAGAAACTGAATAAGGGTCAAAGAAACGTTGAATTGCAGGAGTTGCCTCATAAAATACTCTCGTTACAGATATAGATTGACTTGATTCATTCACATCAGACCATAAAGTTTGTAAATCATAAGTTTGTTGGTCTGCAACTAAGTTGATTGAACCTCTTTTAATATCTACCTTACCACCTACATTTGCTTGAGTTCCATATGCTTGTGATATTTGTATAGTATTATTTAATTCAGAACCATTTACCGATTTGCCAGTATAATTAGTACCTGTTGGCTGTCCTTGTAATGAACCTAAGTTATTTCGGATATTAAATTGATTTACTTGTGCAGAATATTCACTAACTGCCTCTTCAAAAACAGCAAAAAAGTTTTCACCTTGTAATTCAATATCAATTATTGGGTAGCCTAAACGTTTTGCACACCAACTTGCAACCTTTGGAGCATCAGATTGAAATTGGGAATCACTATCATAAATACCAAATGGAGTTGATGCACCCGTAATGAATGTTGCAGAACCCGTCCAAATTAACGCTTGAGACATAAATACTTTCCTCTTTTATACAATTATACACCTATAAATATAACGTATAAAAAAAGGGAGCGAAAAATCGCTCCCTCAACTCAATAAGTATTAAATTTAATTATCCTAAGTTAATTAGTTTATATCTCGTAGAATATAATAGTTTAGCTATATTATCTAATTCGTTTTGAACCCAACTATCTTTTAATTTTTCTGATTGTCTTTCTGTTTCTAAGAATTTTATGAGTTTATCGAAGTATGCGATTATATTTTCTTTTGATGCATCATTATCAATTCCGTTTACAGGTTTAAAAGTTATAATTCCGTATTTACCTTGATATGCTTCGATTAATCCATCCATTAAACCTACGATTTCATCGTAATATGTATTTAATGCTAAATGAATTGCCAATGAACCCGGTCCACGAGTTTCTAAATGAAAAGCGTGTGCTTGAGTTCTACTATGAAAAAAAATTGATGCTAATTGTTCCATTATTTACTTTGTATTTGATAATAAATATGGAAAAGTTTCAAAAAAAGTTATTTTAATTTATAACTAAATAACCAACCACAATCATCATCATAATCATCATCTTCAACTACGTTGGCTAAATTACCGATAATTTGTTGTAGTTTAATTACATCAACTCTACGCCAATAACCAAATCGTAAGTAAATATCATTCGAACCACCCCACACTTGTTTAATTTCGAAATCACCAAATTCAACTTCAATTTCTTTTAATGTTTTAATACCAATACCATTCATATTTTATATTTTAAAATTATCTTATACTTCCTTTTCTCCAATGCTCAGTCTCTCTCCATATAGGTGATAAACTTCTTTCTAATAACTCTGATTTAGCTCTCTCATATCTCTCATCAGAAATCAAACCTCTTTCGAAGCAATACTCCATATTCAACTCA